CTGCAAAGTCAACAGACAGGCTTACGGCCCGTCCTAGGCGTAGGCGCACGCGTGCGGCCTCCTTACTTACTTAGATACTTACTTACTGCTTACGGGGGCGTCCCCGCTTAGGGACAGGCTTGTTAACGGCCGTCGATTCCTCACCGCGAGGAATGACGCGGACCTCCACATGAGGCACCGCATTACCTAGCTCGATATGCCGGTTACCAATTTCAGGAGTAACCGTAAGTACCTCACCTGGGCCAGGATTCCACTTACCGCCGACAATGCCGATTAGCTGCCCCTGGAGTTGAATACGCAAAATAAAACCTCCTTAGGGAATAAAAGGGCCCGCCCCCGGAGTAGGGAGGAGGCGGACCCTTAGTCATTACGCGGCGGCAGTACGGAGCGCGGCAACCGCCTCCAGGTCCATAAGGTCTCCGCCACCCCGGAAAGTAAGCTTCCAGGAAACCATATCGGAATCCCAGGCGTACTCATCCGAACGGGCAACGGTAATGCCCTTAACCTGACGCAGCTTAAACTTACTGAAGTCGCCGTACCAAACCACATCAGTGTTAATAGTGTTACCGGACGCAACCGCCTTAGCGGTAATCGTCGCATCGGTAACATACTGCTTACCCAGAAGGGTATCCGGCTGACCAACAAGGTAAGACGGGTTCCAAATCGGCTGACCCGTAGAGTCCTTAATCTTGCGCAGGTAAGCAAGCTGACCATCACCGAAGAGCCATGCGGCATTCTTGCGGTAACCGGTCCGTAGCGTGTGCTGGACATCAATAAGGTTGTCATAGCTAACCGGCGTAGTGGCCGCCGCGCCAACCATGGTGACCTTCTTACCCGAAGGAACGGCCGTCTGTAGCTTGGCCAGCATATCGGCGGTAATACGGTCCGAAAGGGCCGTACCCGCGTCATCAGCCGCAATGGCTGCAATGTCAACCTCAGAGTCGGTCAGTAGCTCCGCAGAAAGCTGGACACCGGTACCGTACTTAACAACGGTCAGGTCCTTAGTCGTGAAACCGCCCTTACCGAAGGTGTACTTGTCGCCTTCCGCCATAGGCGAGGCAACGTCGGAAGTGGACGAAAGCCACGCATTCTTAACCGGGTAACGGAGAGTCTCACCATGCGACGTGGTAAACGTCGAAACCAGGTTAAGGAACGGGGAGTGTTCCCGCATAACTTCCTGAACCTGGGCGATGAACTGGACCGAGGTGGTGTTACCGGCCCACGCAGCAGTAGCGACAGTACCCGCGTTAGCGGACACGTTCGCACCCTGCGCACGCATAGCCATATCGGGGGTAATGACACCCTCACGGATCTCGCCGTTGGCAACAGCCATCAGAATGGAGCGAGCGTCCGCCTCCGGGGCCTTACGCTCCTCCGGGGGATTCTGCGGGGCGAATAGAGCCCCTAGCTTCCCGTCAAGGCTGCGAGCCTCCGACTCGGCCTCCGCCTTAGAAGTAAAGTCTCGAATTTCCTCCGACTTCGCCTCAATGGCCTCATCCAGTCGGGCAAGGTGCGCGGAACGCTCACCCTCACCAAGCTTGGTGTCATTAAGGACCGACTTGTATTCCTCAAAAAGTCGTCCGCGAGCCTCTAGGGACTTACGGGCCAGTGCAACAAAAGACATTAATTAGTCTCCAATCTCAATTATGTTGAGGGCGTTAGCAAGGGCCATGCCCTCAACTTCAATAGCCCGTAGGTTTGACTTAGGCTCACGAGCTGCTCTAGCGGCCGCTAGCGAACGCTGGGCAATGCCAGAATCGGTATCCAGGTACGCCGGATACGTGACGGGACTAACGTCCCTAAGGTCTAGATCGTGAAGCGTGCGCAATTCGCGCCCGTCCGTATCAAAGGACCAATCATCCTTAATCGTTCGGAACGCAAAAGACGATTGGGAGATATCCCCGCGCTGTAGGGAAACCGCTAGGTCTCTACCGGCCTGGGTATTAGGTAGGTCCACCTCGTACCGGAGGCCAGTCTCATCCTGGGTTAGCCGTAGAGTTCCAGCCGTAGACCGGCCTAGAACAATGTTCGGGTCATGATTAAACAGGGCCTTAACGTCGGCCCCGGCGTCAATGGAACGGGTAAACGCCCCAGGGGCGATCGTCTCGACAAACCCGCCTAGGTCCTGGGACCGAGTATTGAACTTAGCCGCGTATCCAACCATGGTTACCGTGCCGTCCTCATTACTGCGAACCTCAAACGTTGCGTTAGTTGTCCGCGTTTCCTGATCCTTGATTTCCGTCAACCCCCTTTCCGTTATTCGGGTCATTAGGTGTGCCCGAATCGGTATTCGGGTCAATCGGATTTTGTAGCTGGGGTGGAACTTCCGGAGGCTTAAGAGACTCCTTAGTAATGGGGGTCAGGTTCGCAGGCCGGTAATAGGTTTCGCCTAGACCGTCCGGAATCGGTTCCCAATCCTCAAGTTCCGCAATGCGATCCGCATTGATAAACCCGTACTGAAGACCCGTCGCATAAGCCTGATAGCGTTCACTCGTCTTAGCGCGTAGCCGCGCGTCAAGGTTGAACTTGATATAACGGTTACCGGCTAGCAGATAAGTTGAAATGGCCTGTTCAATCCGGATTAGCCATGGGCTTAGCGTCTGGTCGATAAACCATCGGTTTTGTTCCTCAACACCGGAACCCCAGGAACTGGACACTGTGGGGTCCACCTGGTTAGGCGGAACCCTGTAGATCAATGCAATTTCAGTTTTCTGGAAACGTCGCGTATCCAGGAACTGGGACTGTTCGGGGGTAATAGTGATGTTCTGCCATGTAGCGCCACCGGTTAGAATTCCCAGAGAGTGGGAATTGTTAATGCCGGAATGCTGCTTACGGAACATTTCCCGCAACATGAGAGCCTGATCACGGGACGGGTTGCCAGGATGCTGGATAATGCCCGTCATTGCCGTGCCCTGCCCGAAGAATCGGGCGCCGAACTCTTCGGCCGTTAGGCCCAGGCCTACGGCCTGTCTAGCGTTCTCTAGGGGGCTGATCCCCCGCGCTTGCCCGGGGACGGTAAAGGCCGGAATCCAAAGGATTATGGACCGGTCGAAACGCTCACCGTTAACAACGAATCGAACCTCGCGGCCGTCGTTTAGGTGCTCAATAGCCACGGCCCTAGGGTCAAGTGGATAGAGAGCAACGACCGAGCCGCTTCCGTCCCGCTGGGTATAGATGAACGCGTTACCGTCCATCAAAAGGCTAGTCATAACCCGATGCCAGAAATCAAACCGCGTCATAAAAGGGTTCGGCTGGTCTAGCCACTTAGGGTTATTGACTGCCTTATGCGTCTTACCGGCAATGTACGTGTCTACCGGAAGCGAGGAAACAGAGTCTGCAATAAGCGAAATGCAGTAGAGAACCGCTGGAAAGGTTAGCGCGTCCTGATGGTTGACCCTCTTGCCTGAAAAGGTTGTCCGGCCCTTACTGGACCAGAAAGACGGGTCTTCCCAGGTTGGCGTATCGCCAACATTAATATTGCTTCGACGCTCAAACAGGTTACCTAGGCCCATTACTTACCCCTTTCAGCCGCGATACCGGCTAGAAGGGATAGGCCTCCGGCAATGCCGAAACCTAGGCCCGCGTTAACCGTGAAACCCGCTATGGACAACATGACAACACCCGCACTCTGTAGGGCCGCATACGGCCGAATGGCGGGGAACCGCTTTACCATTCTTCATCCTCTCCAATCCCCCGCCATTGTGCGAGAAAGTCATCTAGTCCATCGGGCCCCTCATCCTCCGGAGGGGGCTCAACGTTGTTAAAGCTAATGAATCCGACTTCCGGGGATTCCTCGTTAGGCACGAGTGAAACCGCTAGCGCGTTAAGCGTTGCCGCGATACCGTCGATTTTTTCGGCGTCCTTAGCACGCTTCGGTTTCATAAGACCGTCCGCCTTAAATTCAAGTTCAACGTTATTGGCCATCCAAGACAGCACGGGATTATCCCCGTGCCTTAGAGTCTTTTCCGCTATCTGGGATTCCAGCATCTTGCACGGCTCATTAAGCCGTGTCGCAGACTGGGGAACCTTGACGACCGAAAGGCCGCCGTCCTCTAGTCGCTGTACAATCTGTAGGGAATTCCACGGGTCGTAACCCAGGTGCGTAATGTTGAACTCTTCCGCGTCCTTAGTAATGTCGGTATAGATACGCTCGTAATCGACAGTCTCGCCATCGGTTACGGTCAAATACCCTTGACGCTCCCACGCGTCAAACTCGTCCCGCATTTCGGGCCGCCGCTCGATACTTGCGCGCGGAACCCAGAAACGGGGGAGGACGGTAAAGCCTGGGGCCGTAGGGTCGTCCATAGACCCCGGAAACAGCAAAACCCAGGCGGTAAAGTCGGCGGTAGAGGCTAGGTCAAGGCCCGCAAAGCACGGGCGGCCCTTAAGCCGTTCACGGTCCACGGGATCACCTGCGGTAGCCCTCCACGCGTCCATACCAATCCAACGGGTTGCCTGGGCAACCCACTGGTTAAGGCGGAATACGCGGAAAGCATTCTCAGCGCTAGGCTTTTCTTTAGCGTCCCGGAACTCATCCCTAAGCGTGTTGATGTTCAGGAAGTCACCCAATGCGGGGTTAGCCCAATACCAGCCCGTAGGCTTAATGCCCTTAGCTGGATCCCCGGGGGATCCTTCAACGGACCAATCCGCATCCTTAGACAGGTTGCGGAGATACACGAAGCGGGAAGGGTCAAGGTTGTTGTCCTTTTCCACGCGTTCGCTAAACTCGTGTTCCTCTAGCGCGAAACGCGCCGAGGTGTAAGCGGCTGTAGTGATGCATAGCATGAGTGGTTGTTTACGGGTACCGAAGCCCTGTCGCATCGCGTCGAATAGGTGCCGGTCCCGCTGGGTTAGTACCTCATCCATAAGAACTAGGGACGGGTTAGTACCCAGTGCGCCCGCAGCATCGCCGGGGAGGACCGCGTAAATGCTGTTAGTCTTCCGGTCAATAATGCGCTTACGAGAGTCCACAATCTCTAGCCGCTTAGAGAGAATGGGCGATAGCTCGACCATTCGTTTAGCGGTATTGAAGACTAGGGCCGCCTGATCGCGGTCCGCAGCAACCGAGTAAACCTCTGCGGATTCCTCATCATCACCGACCAAACCCAGGAGGGCGATAGCGGACGCTATCTCACTCTTGCCATTCTTACGGCCTAGCTCAATCCAAGCCATACGGTATTGCCGCGTCCACTCGTTAAACTGATCGTCGTAACGAATAGTCCCGAATAGGGGTTTAAAGATTCCCTCTTTCTGCCAGTCCGACAGAATGAACGGGTCCCGGGCCGTCCGGCCCTTAGTGTGGACGAGTAGCTTTTCCACGAACGCTACGGAGCGTTCGGCCCTAACGCGGTCGTAGCGCCACCAAAGAGGATCGGGGTTGTCTGGCGCCTGTGGCGCGATAGGGAACGTCAACGATCCTCCTTGTTCAGTTGGCTAGCGGCTAACCCAAAACCAACGCGCGGAGCGCGTTGCACACACCCCCAGGGTGTGCTTTAATAGTTCCAACGGCAGGGATTAGGGCCCCTGCCACCAGCGGAAGGGTTAGCAATGAACACCACCGGAGCAACGATCATCCGTCTCATGGAAGAGCGCGAAATTCCCGGTTACTTCAACAGCATCGAGACCCGGTTTTACGCAGAGCACGGACTGTGGGGTTTCGAGTGCGGCGGCAAGCTTGCCGCTAAGTTGATTGCGCGTCTTCAGACCTTCCCGGTTAGGGGCGGTTACGCCCCGGCCCCCGTGGCAGTGGAGGCCCCGGCCCCTAAGGCGGAGGCCCGCACGTTCACCGCTTCCGCCCCGGCAATCCAGACTCGCGGCATGTACCGCCTTAACGGCGAGATTTTCAAGGTGATCGAAAACCCGCGCACCGGACGGTTTGCGGCTCACCGACTGGACATGGAAACCCGGAAGTACTCTTACGCAAAGGGCATCATTTACAAGCTGTCCGAGGCTCACCGGCTCGACCTGGAAACGGTCGCGGCTCACGGCCTTGACCAACTGTGGTGTCTTTGCTGCGGACGGGACCTTAACCGTAGGGAATCCCAGGAACGGGGCATCGGCCCCATATGCGCCGAGAAATACGGTTACTGAGATCAGGGCCCCGAAAGGGGCCCTTTCTTTGTTTGCTGACACGGTTGGAATCGAACCAACACTCCACGGATTAACAATCCGTTGCTTTGCCGATTAAGCTACGTGTCATTGCGTACCCGGAGGGGGATTCGAACCCCCAAAAGACGCGGGGCCTAAACCCGCCGCATATGCCGTTCTGCCACCCGGGCAAGGTGTGTAACATGCGCGCCATGCGCATTACCTGGATCGTTGAAGGAAAGGGCGGAGACTCCGCCACAGTAGGCACCGCCGAAGAGGCCTCACAGGCCCTCACAGGCGCTATCAGGAGCCTCTACGAAGAACTCCCCACAGACGCGCTTGTGAGCGTCCTGGGCCCCGTTATGGGCCTCCGCCAACGACTCGTGACCGAAGGGGCCCAAGCTGTAGCGCGCGGGAACGACTGGACCGCCCGTGCGGGTGGCATCCTCGTGACTCTCTCCCCAACCTGACGTAGAACGGCTACCGTTGGGGCATGAACCAATCAGGGCTGGACACGGTGGCAGCAGGAGCCTCCCGGTACCGCATCGGGTGGAACACCCTTGCTCAATCCCACATGATCACAGATGACCTCATGGGCGGGGAGTGGTGTTCCCTCCCCGACGCAACCGGCTACCTTAAGCCGCTAAAGTTCCGGAACCCTAAAGCGGCCCGCGAATGGCTGGCCGCATGCCAAAAGGTTTGGGAGGGGAATTGCCAATCGCAAGAACGCAACCCCGGTATGTAGTGTTGGACACTGGGGGAAGCTACGTAATCCAAGACATGCGGCTAATGGCCACATGCACTCTCGACGGGAAAACCCCGCTCAAATGGCAAAGCAAAAGGGCGGCCGAGGGGTGGCTAGATAAGTGCTACACCCTGTGGGAGTCGTGCCCACTACTGTGGGACGATCCTCCGCCCAAACACACCTGGTGGCCTCCGCGACCAGGGCGGAGAGTCGGGGGTGACCGCTCCCCCTGGGAAGGGTTCATGACCCCGGTAAACGACAGCAGGTTTGGCCGGTAGGCGGCCCCCCGGACAGGACTAGTGCCCGGGGAACCTGTGGACACTGTACGGGCCCTCTCGGGGGCCCGTACAGTGTTCCTAGCCTCCCCCTGTCAGCAGGGAGAGCACGTCTGCGCCCGGTCCGTCCTCCGCATCGTCGGGAGTGACTGACAACCGGACACGATCAACAGGGCTAAGCCCAAGCTTTGCACCCCACCGGTTCATTTGATCCAACGAATCACGTTGGACCTGAACAGCAGGATTCTTCGACATGACCCCACGGTGTCCCTCTACGGTAAAGCCGTTCCGGTTAATGTCCTCCACGGCCTTAACGTACATCGAGTAAGACTGACAGTAAGCGGCAACCGCGTTGCGGTCCGCCATAGTGACAACACCCATCTTATCCAGGATAGGCATTAGCCTTTCCCATTCACCTAGGGCGATATCGTCAAGCCATTCAGGAGCATCGGGGAAACCAGCCGGAGGCTTAGGCTCATTCTGGATAATCCCCTTACCGGGATTACCGGTAATCTCCTTTAGCGATTGCGGTTTAGGAAATCGACCGCTATTAACACCACCTATTTCCATTCACCGCCTTTCGCTAATTCATCCAAGCTTGGTTAGCTGGATTAGTGGTTATGCATAACCGCATAATGAATATACACACTGCATAAATGCACGAATATTCATGCGGACGTAATGTCCGATTTGGCCCGTTAGGGGGGCCATGTGATGATTTGGTCTTTTTCCCCGGGCGTTCACGGGGGGGAGGAACGGGGGGGGTTCCTGTAAGGACTAATAAAGTTTTTCACCCCCTATCCCCCCTAAACGGACATTAGGGACTGCATAGTGATGCATGGATATGCAGTGCATAATCATGCGGTATGCATACCCACCCGTGGGGGTGGGTTAGTCGTGGGGTAATCAATGCCCTCTATTACCTCTGCTGCTATTGCAGCGACGGCATAGGACACGAATATTCGCAGGGGTGTTATTGCCACCTTTACTAATAGGGACTCTATGGTCCCCTGTTAGTGGGTTATTCTTATCGCCCTTTGTCATACAGAAGGAACAGTAGGGCTGCCTACTAATGGCAGCCTTTACATTACGGAGCCATTGATTATCATAGCCCCTATTCTTTCTATTCTTTGTCTTATATACACGGGGCTTAGGCCCCGTGTTATTCTTTCTGCATGCGCCACATGTGGTGGCGCTTAGTGGTATGAGCCGGTGGCACCGGCTACACATGTTGCTAGGCATAGGGCCCCCTCTCACTGGGGGGCCCGTATAGGGGGGCCTATGAGAGGCCCCCATAAGTAAGGCACCCTTAGGGGTGCCTATAAGTAAGGGCCCCTTAGGGGGCCCTATTAGTAGTAGAGAGAGAGTCCTAAAGACTCTCTCATTATATATAGTACTGTCTTGAGCGGAATCCTTAACACCCAACGCCCTGTGATCCTGATCACGCACACCCTCCAGGGGTGTGCACTACTGTACGCCTAGCCCTCAGGGGCTCGGATCCAGGGCCATGGATGAGCGATGGCTACGGGTAGAGGTAGAGGGCCAGGAGGGCACGCACGCGGCCCTGATGGGGTCGAGAGAGACCCTGTGTGGGCAGGCCGGTTCCTTCCCTGCGGGGAAGGGTGAGCCTTCCTGTCCGCCCTGTAGGCGGGCGCTAGGCTTGCCTGTAGAGGCCCCGTGATTCAGGCGGGGTAACTCGGAGAGGGTCCCGGGGTGCGACCGGGGCCCTTTCTTATGCCCTCCGATGGACACACCCTAGGGGTGTGCATGACCCAGGTCACACGATGGGGGCTTGCGCACACGCCCCAGGGGTGTGCATGATTGGCCTATCGCCGAGGGGGGCGATACAAACCCAGCGGAAAGGGCTTAGGGGCGGGAATTATGGCTGATCTGGACTTTATGCGGGAAGTGGAAGTACGTAAGGCTAAGACTGTCCTTAAGCCTTACCGGGGAATGCGGGAATACCGGACTGCTATTAGGGCTATCGTCAAGTTGGCTCATGAGGCTAAAACGGATGCCGAGGTTAGCGCGGCCACCTTTAGGGCCGCCCTTTGGTTCTCCCTGGAGGAATCCAGGCAGGGTTACGAATACGCGACTAATTGCAGCATTAAGGGTAAGACTGTTCACCGCCTCACTAAGGCCGATTACCGGAGGTTCTGAAAATGGCTGTTACTGCAATGCTTAACCCCGAGGTTTACGAAAAGGCCGCCGACGCGATTAAGGAGCGCGGCCACACTAAGGGCGTCTATATGGACTCTAAGGGGTGCGTTTGCGCCCTGGGATCCATTGGCGTAGCCCTGGGGGTCAAGTTTAAGGCTGACGCTTTCGGCGGATGCGTGCCGGAAGAGTTCAATCCAGATTTCCTGAATTACGGCAACTATCTGGGGGAGTTCTTCCGCGATTGGGAGGGCCGTAACGGCTGGACTTTCGTTTACTCCTGGAATGACGACTACGACACTACGGGCGAGGACGCGGAGCGTCTTTTGCGTGATTGTGCCGAGGATATCCGCGAGGAAAACGCGCGGTGGCATTCTGAGTGACGGGTTTTACCGCAACAGGCGATAGTGAGGAAATAGCAAGGGCGCTTTTCAACGCCCTTGCTTTTCTTCCAGCACGTACTAACCCCCCTCTTGTGCGGTGCACTTTTGAGGCTAATAGGGTTACTTTCCTGGCGACGGACTGTTACACCATTGGTCAGGATTGGGCAGTAATGGAATCGGGCCCTAAGAGGCCTGTAGAGATATGGATCAATCAGGATGCTGCAAAAGCAATCGAGAGCACGGCACGCAAGGACGCCGTACCGAAGTCACGCGCTCCGAACGGGTCGGACGGTAAGGGGCGGGGCCTGTTCTCTTATTACCCCAGTGATGCTCTCCATTTCGCTCCGCAACTTGAGGGAGAGCCCACCTCTGGACGTGACTACACGGGCAATTTCGCCGCTACTGCCACACCCGCAGGTGTGGTAACCCCGGACAAGCTTTGGGCGGTCTGTGATGACCTCCTAGAGGTCCTGGAGGGCAGGGATCCTTACTTGCCCAACGTGGCCATGTTTGATCCGGCCCTCCTGGGCCGGTTTGGCAAGGTCAAGACTCCCGGTAAGCAGCTAACCCATATGGACATGCATTTTGGCGACGCCTCTAACGTCGTCCTGGTCAAGATTGGTTCCCGCTTTCGCGGTGCGATCATGGCTATTGATCGTGAGCGTGCATCGGAGCACGAGAATATGGAACCGGAGGGTCTTTGGTGATGTACGCCGTTGTTTACTGGCTAGGCCTAATGATCGGCCTAGTCGTTGGAATCGTCGTGGGGAGAGCTAGCGCATGACTGTTAGTGACTGGATAGCAACCGTGCTTTTCTGGTTTGTGATCGGCGTCTTCGCCTGGCTCCTGGTGGAGTTGATCCGCAACGCATGAATAAGACGCAACTTAGAGTGCTGGCATTGCTGCGCACTAAGGAATGGGTGTCAACCTCGGAATTGTGCTCCCCTTCGGGGGGAGCGAATAACGGGACTCGGAGACTTAGGGAACTAAGAGACCTGGGTTACGAGATTAAGAAGCGCCATAAGGCTAACAGTACCGATTGGGAATACAGCCTTATCCGGCCTAGTCAGGAAGAGGTGATTTTCTGAGACACGGTAAGGGACGTAGCGGCGGGATGATGCTGTCACTACGGACTAGGGGTGTGCTCTTGCATCACTACCCCTGTTGCCCCGGACATGACCAGGACGGAACGGCCCGCGATCGACGCAGGTGGCGGAAGCGTGTCAGGAAGGCGGAAGAGCGCGCCTGGGTGCGCGCATGGCGCTCCGGACATGAGTAGGGCCCCCCAGGGCCTCCCGGAGGAGGTTAGGGCCCCTGGAGGGCCGTACGCCCCAGCGGAAAGGGGGCCGGAGGCCCGCCTAAAGGACGTGGCCACAGAGTACGGCCCAGGTGGGGCCGCATGCAACATGAGGAGGGGTGACGTGATCCACGTGGAGATTGTGGTTGTTGACGATGAGGGGAACGAAACCCCTTATTCGCCGGAATTGCTGTAACAGAAGAACCCCCCGCGTAAGCGGGGGGTATTCTGCCGTTATGGGTTAGAAATTGTCCGAGAATCCATCTTCCCTAAGGACGAGCCTGTCTCTTACATCCTTAGGAACCCTGATTCTTAGCGAAACCTGAGTTTGGTTGAGATCGTCTTTCCAGCGCGATAGTTCAACCTTTACGCCTACACGGTAAAGGTCCGCCGACATGGCCTCTAGGCCTCCGTCTTCCCAGTGCTCCCGGAAAGTCTTTCCGTTGGCCACGTTAACCCAGCGGTCATTAGCCGTTTCCGGATCGATTTCCGTTAGCTGCTTTAGGAGAGACTGGAGGGTTTGTTCCGCCTGCTCTCTGGCGAACCTTACGGCCGCATACTTCCCGCCCGGCTCCAAATCCTTCATGTATTGGGCGATGGTTTGCTCTAGCCTACGAATCTTCTTACGGGCATCCGCCCCCTGGGCGTACTCCCGACTTTCAACGGGGAAATCCCCCAGGACGGAAAGCACGTTAACGGTCACCTGATCGTAAACGTCGTTAGGGTTGGAAACCCCAATACCTCCGCTCCTGCACCCGTTGCACCGTAGATACGGATAGGTGCCCCACTTGTTGCGGGTTACCTTAACCGTCACCGTTCCTTGACAGTCTTTACAGATGAGCACTCGAAGGAACTTAGTCCGGAGGCCCGTAGGGACGGGGATTACCTTTGCGCGCTTACGCTTATCTAGGGCCGCCTGTAGGGACTCAAACTCTTCTGGGGTGAAGATACCCTCAGCAACCCTAATCGGTTGCCCGTCCTTATCCAGGACGGCACGAGACTTTCCGGTGCCCTTACCGTCCTCCTTAACCTCCTCCACCCGGTACCCCATAAGGGCCGGGTTACGGAGCGTCCTAAGGAAAGATGAAACGGCCGTGTTCTCTGTCAGGATTCCCGCCCTAATCAGAGTGCGTACAACCCTGGAGGTTGACGCGCCCCGGAGCGCCCTTTTACGGGCCCAGTGGAGGCCCTTACAGGCCTCCGGATCAATGACCAGGACAACCCTGCTGTCAACCTCATCTGTGACGTAACCGAACGTGGGTTTACCGATTAGCCAATCACTCTGGGTTTTAGTGTAGGCCCAGAGGCTACTAACCCGGACGCCGGTATTAATGGTTTCGATCTCAGCGATACCGCCAATAATCGTGACCATGATTTGCCCAGCAGTCGTCTTTAGGTCAATATCGTCATGCTTGCTAACCAGGTTCTTTTGGAACCGGTCACACCACCGGATCATCGCCCCCAGGTCCGTTAGCTTTCGAACGAACCTGTCAAGTTTCCAAAAGAGGATTACGTCAAACTCTGGGACGCGTTCGTTAAGCCAGTGGCCCAGCTCTTTACGCTTCCACGGTGGAACCTTCGTTGCCGAAACGTTTAGGTCGGATGCCACCCCGGCTACGCGCCAACCCCGGTTCTTGCACTCAATGCGCAAGTCAAGTTCCTGCCTGGCGGGGGAGGTGGTGTCCTCCGTGAGGACCGACAGGCGGACGGACAGGAGGGCTCGGGGAGCGTCCTCCGGCAACAGGGCTTCCGCCCGCTTCAACTCTTCCAGTAGGGCTAGGTCCGCCTCGGTCCATTCCGCCTGAACGTCGTACGCCGCCCGGTCTGCTGTCCTGCGGGTTCTAGCGCGCTTAGCCATCCGTGAAACCTACACCTTCTTTTGCCCGTGGCCCGTTCTAGGACCACAACGTGACGAGAGCCACGCGGCCCCCGCGATGCGGAGTTTTGCACAAGGAACCTTCTACCTGCAAAACGTTCCTAGGGGAAAAGTGTCTGACCTGCGGGTTTGGGGTATGGCCTGATGGGAGCCATGGAACAAATGACGGCGGCCCTAGCGTCCATCAGCGACCAGGAGCGAACCGCACTCATGGCGGTACTGGCGTCCAAGGGGAGGCCCCGCGCACGTGCACTAGCGGCCCTGCCTGTCCAGACACGCACCCCTCTGCGGGGCGTGAAGGCGTCCCCAGCGATCCCCTGCGAGGTTGTGTGGGAGTGACCCCCCAGGAGCGCCCCAGGGCCCTCTAGAGGGGGTGTGACGCTTCCGCGCCCCCGTGCGCTCTAGATGGGGGATCAGTAGGGGCCCATGGTCTAAACCTGTCTACCCGGGTAAACCGTTGAAGTATCAAGGTTGTTAAGACGCTACTCACGCGTTGCGTAACCCCAGGACACCCCGCTACTGTGTGCGCTGCAACGCTGATCCCCAAATGGTTGTGCCCCTAAGTGAGTGACCTAGCCCACAAGGAAAGCTGTTCCGCACACCCCCACGGTGTGTGCTAGGGTGATGTCATCACCTCAAGTAAGGGCAGCAAGCATGAACCGACCGAAACTCAGCGCCAAGTTAACCGATTAGGGAAACTCAATGCCTAACACCGGCCGTAAGCCTCATCCGAACCCGGAGACTGAGGCCACGATTAAGGCCGTGTACGATGATGGCCTAAACCAAATTCGTACGTATGCGGAGGCCGCCGCATTCCTAGGTGTAAGCAAGAATACGGTAGCCTCCAGACTTAGGCGGGCTAACCTGTCCGCCCTCCAGTCTGTGCCTTACGAGGATTACGCACCCGCTAACGTCGACCCGGAATACTTGCACGACCGGGAGCACCTCATGCTCCGCGCACTCGCGGAGGAGGAAGCGGGCATGCACCTTAGCGACAAGCGAGCGAGGGAACTCGAACGCTTTAAGGTAAAGTCGCAACGGCTAATCGTCGTGTACGACCCAGAGTTTGGGTTTTACTGGCGTAAGCGGGACCGGCGCGACGGCGCCAAATGGGTAGTCCTGGAGGAGTGAGAGTTTGCCTAACAGGTTTTGATGGGGTCCACCACTAAACGGTGTGGTGCGGCCCCATTTGTTTACCCTAAGCGCCGAACGCGCGTACGGTTCGGCCATGCCGAACGGTAGTTGAAGCCGTTACCATCTCGTTAGCTCGTGTGAAGAACGTGTACAGATACGGTCTTGACCAGCGTGTATATGACACATACGATCTGCATATGCACCGTGGGTAAGAGGGGGGCAAGCCTACGGTAAGCATCACCTTAAAAGGGACTAGGGCCCCTTACAGACAGGACAAATGACAAAGTGGCAATCGCTGTGGGTTGCGGGTATAGAGCGATAAGTCTTAGCCCTAGCGGAGGGGTTGAGCAGGGGGTTAACACGGTCTCTAACCGCGCTTACGTTGCACTTGACGAAAACCATAATTGGCGTGAGGGTGATGAAGCCCTAAGGCGTCACGAAAACCTCTTCGGTGAACCCGTGGTAGAGGACGTTAGGGGTAGTCGTTTGTGGTATGAGTGGGATATCCCGGAGGATTACATGGCTAAGTACGTGCCCCACCTTCGTGATAAAGAGGACGTGCCGCATGAGCATGCGATCCCGGACTTTTACGGCCTCGGCGAAGCTAAAAGGAGGGAGCGGCAGGAATGACTAAGGGGGTAGCATATCGTTAGGCATAGAAGCGTTTCCCAATTTACAACCTACTCCAATTGCTCGGAGCGTTACCGGCTAGAGCGAGAGGATAAAAAGCCCCAGACTCCTGCCGGTTGGACGCTACAGGGTTTGGCAGTACATGAGGCTATAGAGGCCTGGGAACGCTCTAACAGAACAATGGACATGGCAGGCGCCTCCGACGTTTACGAGTCGGCATGGCGCCTTCATCTTGCCCGCATGCTTAAGGATGAGCCGGAAACCGATAAATGGATGACCGGTAATCCTCGCACTAAGGGAAGTGTGGACCTAAGCCGAAGGTTCGGCCGTGGTATAGAACAACTAGAACGTTACATCGCTAACGCCCTAAGCGAGGGATGGACGATTTGGGAAACCCCCGATTTTGATGCGGCAATTGAGTTGCCGTTTAGAATCATGCTAGGTACTATCGAAGTCGTCGGTTACATTGACCAAATCCGGGAATACCCGGATGGCAGTCTAAGAATCGTCGACCTGAAATCGGGAACCAAGATTCCATCTTGGGACTTTCAGCTAGGTGTTTACCGCCTAGCGATCCTAGAGTCTTACGGGGTAGAGATTAACCAAGGGTCATTCCTTATGCTTAAGGATGACAAGGAGGTTGGTCCTACAGACCTCACACGGTATACGCATGAGCGTGTTACGGCCTGGTTTGAGGGCCTTAACCGTGGTGTAGAGTCCCGCACGTTCATCCCTAATGTGGGCGACCACTGCCGGATATGTAGTGTATGGAAGTACTGTTCCGCCAAGGAAAGGACATAGCTAAATTGTCTGAGAATAACCCCAACGTGCCCGAGTTTAAGAGTGGGATTACCGTTACCGTTAAGGCCGGTCCCGGCTATGATGCTCCGTGGATTGTCATTCACGCCACGGACGCGGAGCATGCGGCCCAGCTCATTTCGGAGGCCCAGCGGGAAAAGCTGACTGACGCGGTGGCCGGACTCCATAATGAGTTTGCCGCTATCGAGTTGCTTAAGCGTGAGCTGGGGGCTACGGAGGTCAAGGGGAACGGCCGATCGTACGGCGGTGGAGGCGGTGGGAACGGCGGTAACCGGTCCTACAACGGCGGTGGAGGCGGGAACAGTGGTGGAGGCGGTGGCGGTGGCGCTGCGGCCCTCAACGGGCCCCCTCCTAACCACAACCTTGCAACCGAATGCCGCCACGGCGAAAAGAACTTTGTCTCTGGCGTGAGTCAGAAGAATAATAAGGCATGGTTCGGGTTTGACTGCCCGCAGAATTACAAGCAGGGTGAGTGCGCTAGGTTCGCCCAGGCCGGGTAACCGGTTCTTTTTTTTACCCAAGAATGCACACCCCTAGGGTGTGTGCAAAGACGGAGGCTGATTGCTTACCCTCGTACGTGCCCGACATTTGGCAGGTAAAGCCGGTGAGCCTCTCCCCACAGCGTTTCCCGCCCTTGAAAAGGCGGGGGTCCATATTCGGCGCGGTCAGCTAACCCTGATCGCTGCCGGATCTGGCACCGGTAAGAGCGCGTTTACGCTAACCGTTGCCACACGGGCAGAGGTTCCTACCCTTTACTTTTCCGCAGACTCTGACGCGTTTACCCAATACACGCGTTTGGGTGCCATGATTACAGACACGGCTGTTTGGGCTGTTGAAAAAGACATGGACGCCGGAAAATCCATTCACTACGATACACAAATAAATAACCTGGATTACCTACGCTGGGAATTCGATGCGGCGCCAACGCTTGACACGTTGGACCTAGATATTCAGGCTTTCGGTTACACGTACGGTTGCTGGCCACAAATGATAATCGTGGACAACATTAAGAACGTGTGGACAGAATCCGAAAACGAAAACAACCGCTACAGTGAAATTATCGATTACCTTCACGAACTGGCGCGCAAGACTGGCGCGGCGGTAGTCGCCCTACACCACCTTACCGGCGAATACGACGATGGCATTAAGCCTGCCCCAATGTCTTCCCTGCTCGGTAAGGTTTCCAAGATTCCGGCAATGATTCTCACCCTTCACAAAGAGGGCTCTTCGGATTTCGAGAATCTGAAACTGAACGTATCGATCGTAAAGAATCGCGGCGGAAAGGCCGACCCGTCCGGAGGATGGTTCATTAGCCTGCCCGCAAATCTCGAATATATGAGTATCGGATAAAGGAGAAACGCACATGACTGACGCGCAGCTTATCGACCCGGTTAAGAACATCATG